CCCAACAACATTCGCCCATTGTTTATAGCCCTTTGCTCTCATAAACCGATTCATCACTTCAATTTTCATTTTTATGGTGCAGAGCCTAGCAACAGGGTTGGGCAGCATTTTTTTTCTTTTTATCAACGCCTCAAATGGCTCGCCATTTCGACTGGCTGTTTCGTAGCTGACTTCTTTGGTGCGATAGATGGGTCGCTCTTCAAAAACCTCAAGCTCTAGCCAACGCACTTTGACATTCCAATTCACCTCACAATCATTAATAAAGTCCAATGTCTCTGGCATTTCCTTTCCTGTGTTAGCAAAGGTCACATGAACATCATCGGGCAATACCCCATCGTAAGCCTCAAGAATCTTATAAAGCATATAGCCGGAAGTTCTGCCACCGCTGAAACTAATTAAAGTCGGGCAGTTAAACCTATAAGGCAAAAACATCTGTTCTTCGTTTGGCTCAGACACTTCTAGTTAGTTCCTCCAACCTGGTATTCACTCCAAACTCATCACGAAATCGCATCAGCTTTTTAACAATCTCTGGGTCGTAGTTGGCTTTGGATAGTTCTTTCATTTCATGGCTAGTATAACTGGTTCTACCCAATTGGTCTTTAGGCGCATTGGTGAAAGAGTTAGGCCCTTTCATATAAGTAATGCTGTCATCGCCTTGACTCTCAATGGGAAGATTAACCAATGAGCTTAACCAAATGTGTTGCTCACAGCCGGCTCTTTGTTTTGCTTCATCAATGGGTTTATTAAACTTGTTGCAACGCCAACCACCATCGCCCTCAAGAATAGGTTCGCTGTGCTTACAGTTTCTGCAATTCACATTGTCTGGCAATTGCTCCAGGTTATACACCGCTTGTTCTTTTGCCGACATAAACTTCTTAATTCTGTAATCGGTGGAAGAATAAGGAGATTCG